GTCGAGAGATACTCTTGCTTGTACTGAGTCTGTGAACGAACACCTAACTGCTCAGCCAACACCATCGAATCACGGTGAGCTAAGATAGCTGCTTTGATGTCGCCACCAGCCGTTGCTGTGTTCTCAGTATCTGTCTCAATAACAGGGCAGTTGCTGGAAACATAGATGTCGATACCATACAGGCTACCGATTTGACCATTCTGAACACCACGACCATCAACGAAGTCAGAGCTGTTGTAACGATCGATGCCCATGATAGCAGCACGGAGTGATGGAGGTACAGTGAAGAAACGACCATCCATTGGTACATCAGCGTCATCCATCAACTTGATGAGAGCACGGAAGCCAGCGTCAGTGAATACGTCAGCAGGAACTACAGTGTCGTCAGCGTAAGCTGTCAAACCAGTAGAAGCGTCGATGTAATAGCTGTTGCTGTGTGTCCAGTCAGTTGAACCGTTACCAAAGGTTTTACCCAATTGGAACAAGGTGTCGTCAACTTTCTTAGCCAATGCATAACCAGCATCTTCTGTGTAGAAGCGACGGAGTGATGCAAGAGCCTGAACTTCAACGATGTCCTCAATGAAACGTGAGTACTCGAAATGCTGGTCTACAGAAACCAGAACTTCAGTCTCGGTATCAGCTTGGATTGTTACAGCTGTGTTAGCTGCCTTAGCAGTTGCTACACCACGAGTTGGCTTAGGAATGTGAAGCGTGTCACCTTTCTTGCCCTTCATGGTCATCTTGTTTACGAGGTTTGCGAGAACCAAGTTTTTCTTATAAGCAGCTACTACTTCGTCACTCCAAATTTCTGGAATAAACTTATCTGCTTGCGTTTTTGCTACGATCGATCCCGATCCACCTGGGTATGCTGCTGTTGCCATTTTTAATACTCCTAAATAAAATTATAAAATAAAATTACCGAACTCGTCCTTCTGCGTAAGCAGCGAGAATCTCGTCTGCCATACTCTCATAACGATTCGGATCTTGCATTCTTAAGCGAATTAAGTCTGCACGACGATAAATGTTTTTTGTTGATTCACCTGTACCGCCTTGTTGAACGGAAGCTGCTTTAAGTGCTTTGCCTCGACTCTCTTCGTCAGTCTTCTTCAGTGATTCATCAGCAGCTTTAGTTGCTTCTGCCTTCTGTGCTTGTATACCTCTAAGAGACTTGTAAGTTTCCAGGAGTTCTAAAGCTGAATCTACATCATAGTTACTGGCTTGAGCGAAGAGTTGTACCCTGACTTTCGATCCCTGAATCCATGCTGCGAAATCGTCAGACTGTGCTACACTTAAGTAATCAGGATGAGCCTTTTCTATAGTTTGCTTCGCAACCAACTGAGCTTGATAAGCTTGTTGTTCTTGTAGCTGTTTTAGAATCGGATTATTCTCTACTGCCTGATTAATTGCCTTTGCAGGATCTTCAAAATAATCAATCTCTTGTGCTTTACTTGGCGGTGCTTCTTGTTTAGATTCGAGTTGTTGCTTAATGAATTGATCAAGTAAACGACGATTCTCACCTACTTCTTGTGCCTGGCGACCAATAAGCTTTTCAGATTCTTGGTGCATACGGACAACCTCTTCAAGAGATTTGCCACGATACTTCTCAGGTACATCAGGTTCTTTAGCAATCTCTTCAGGTTGTGCTGGTTCAGCTTCTGGGATTGTATCTTGACCTTGTTCTAATTCGGTGATACCTTCTTCTTGAGTCTCTTCTTGCAGTTCGATAAAATTAGCAGCCATGTATACTCCTGTCGCAATGCGATTTTAGGATAATTAAAAATAGCTCGGTGATCAAGAGTTCACTTATGAGCCGTGATTTGCATTTGTTTTCCTCTCCACAGCCAGCTTCTCAGCTCTCTGTCTAGCCCACTTCGATGTAGCTGAAGGGTGGTCGCCACTGATTGGATCTAAATAGATCCTCGGTGGGGTGAGGATACGGGTAGCAGTCCCGTCACATACGCTACACTGAACTTCTTTTGTGTCAACATCGACGAAGGACTCAGTGACATGCGAATCTTTACACTTGAAATCATACATTCGTCTAGGCATTATCTTCCTCTTCAGAAAGTTGCTCATAGACTTCTGCACTAGACTCTCTTAAAGTCTTAATCCAGTTCATGATGGACAGTTCGCCCTTCTTGAAGTGGAGTTGTTGTTCTGTTTCTATACCGCCTAAGCGGTCTGTAGCTTCAATCATTGTTACGACATCATCAACCAGGTCTTGCCAGCCCCTGGTAGCCATCATAGCAAATCGAGCTTCATAATAATCCTGCAGTTCACGATTCATTTAATCTTTTTCCTTGACTTTGGAGATTATTTGTGATATAGTAAATATTATACCACACTTTTACTAAAAAGTCAAGTACTTTTTTAACCTCGTGATGCCATTTGCAGCATAGCAATACGCTCATTAGAAGCGATATCCTGCTCCTTTAGAGCCAGGTTAGCGACCTTTTCAACCTGAGCAAAGGGGTCACTACCTTGTTGCTTCGATTGTGCCTCTACAGCCCTGATTTGGGTCTCTACGGGGATTGATTGAGCCTGGGCTTGTGCTCTTTGAGCTTCTGCCTGTGCTTTAGCTGCCTCAGCCTGTGTCTTTTGTAGTTCAGCCATCGCTGTTTCCATAGCCAACTGCTGCATCTGCTGCTGCATTGGGTCTGGTTGGCTCATTTCCTGGAGCTTAGCAATGATTTCTTCACGATTAGAGATACTAGAACCTTGAATGATACCTTGCAATAGTACTGGAGTGATAGGAGATTGTCCTAAAGTAGACATTAAACCCATCATCTGCTGTTGTTCGTACTCACGAGCTACCATGCCCATCGTAGAAACAGGAATAAAGGTAAAGTCTTGTACTGGATAACGGTCTGGATCGAACTGCATGAAACGATATGCAGCCTTAGTAATGAATGGAATCAAGAAATCTTCTTGGAAGTTGATCAAGGTACGCTTGTTCTTCTTCATTAGCCCTGAGAGAGCCATAGAGAGTCCTGCACCAGAGGCTTCGCCACCTGCTACCTGACCTGGCATAGCAGTGCTATCGAGCGTTCCTGTGGCTTGCTGGAGCATTCCCTGGAAGTTCTGTGCTGTCTGGAAGTTAGCTGGATCTGTAGTGCCAAACTTGAATGGCATCATGATCTCGTTAGGGTTACCGTTAACCAGCATGTTCTTACCTGGTCGTACTTCATACTTAGCACCACGAGGAAGTCTTGTAGCATCCATTGCCATCATAGGTGCTGTGGTAAGAGCTAAGGAATCTAAGTGAGCACGGATCTGAGCATCAATAGCCTTCTGCATATTGTAGCCCTTCTCAGCAGTACCACGACCCCAGAAACGACCTGGCATCGAGTCAGCTTGATAAGCAACAATAGGACGATCCTTCATCATGTAAGGAGAAGCTTCAGCTTTGAGCAAGTATTGGTCATCAGCAATTACAATAATAGCCTCTACCATGTCCTGGTAGTCGCTGCCTTTAGTTCCTTCAGGGAAGAGGTCGATTACTTCTTCGCCTTCTTTCTTGTCTACATTCTCAAGGTACTCTCGTGGAACTAAACCGTAGTAACGAGTAACACGAATACGATCATCTTGCTCATGCGTTACTTCTTGTACTGGCTCTAGTTCCATGTTAGAGTAGCTGGGAGCAATGTTTACTTTACGGTATGTACCATCAGCCATGCTACGAACTACAGAGTGGTAAGAGACATACTCTTCAATAGCAACACCAAGAGAGTCTTCTACTGTACGAGCATTAGGCTCGATAAGGAAGTTACGAGGATTGACAGGATACAGATCAATCATGAACTGCTTTGTCTCTTGTACACCGATAGCTGCCATCTCAGTACCAGGAATAGCCTGAGTAGCAGGAGACATCACTGTCTTCTCTTTAACTAGGATCTCACCGATACCAGTACCATAGAGTTCACCCAGTAAGATGATGTCATCGAGTGACTTCTTAATGCGTGAAGTCTTAAAGTCTTCGTGCATCTGTTTACGAACCAGAGCTACATCAGTAGGATCTTGATCGTTCCTGTCATCAACAATATCAAAGAACTCACCACGACCAAAGACTGCTTCAGAGATTTCTGCTTGCTTGGACTCAATGGCTTGCTGCAGCGCAGGAGTAACTAAGCGACTACGCTCAGACTCTCGTGTCTTATCTAACGCATCCCAAATACCACGGAACAAACGCTCATACTCTTCCCACTTGTCCAGGTAGTTGACATCACGGTGATCTCGCCATGTGTTGCATTGATCAACAATAAAAGAGACTAACTCTTTATCATCATCCGTCATCTTGTCTTCTTTAAATTCAGCCATTCTTACATTCCTTCAGGGATTGTGGATTGAGGTACTTGCATAGCAAACGGATCAGCAAACGATTGTTGCTGTGTTGCCATTACAGGAGCAGTTAAGTTCTCAGTGTTGATACCGAACTTCTGATTGGTTGGGTCTGTGTTGATTGCTCTCATCGCTGGCATAGCCATGCGCTCGTCAGCTGACATACCACGACGCTGCTCTGTCTGCCTTGCAAAGGTTTCACCAGCTACACGCATGTAATCGGCTTGTGCTTGCTTTAGAGCATCGCTGTTCATCTGCTTAGCGTTAATGATCTGTGCGAGTTGTGGGTACTGCTGAGCAGCTACTAGCATTGTCTCAGCTAGGTTCTTACGACCAGCAAATGCTTTAGTAAGGGCAGTGTCTACGCTTAAGCCATCACGCTTTACTAATGCTGTGATAGCATCTTGTACATTGTCTAGGGTAAAGCCAAGCTTCTTGTTGTCCTTAGCGAAGCGCATTATTTCTTTTGTTGAAGTAGCTACTAAAGAATCTAGCTGCTTTAAACTCTCTTGGTAGGGCTGGCTGGACTGTAGCACACCAGTAAAGCTTTCACCACCAGTGAATAACTCTCTACCTTGAACATAGTGCTGTATCTCGTGTAGAGCAGTCTTGACAGGGTCGTTACCCTTGCTTCTCCATTCTGGGTGCTGTCTGTTAAAAAGGATAGAGTCGGAGGCTGGATCAAAGGCTGCTAGGCGAGGAGATGTTCTATCATCAACAAACCCAACCTTAATGTCTGCCATAGAAGGATAAGCCTTCTTTAATGTATCAGCCTTGAACACTTCATCAAAGCCAAGGAACTCGTTTTCAGGAAGTGTATTAAGATCTACTCCCTTTTGTACAGCTACGTTCTTATCGCTAATCTCTAGCATAGCTTTGCCAGCTACAGGATCAATAGCAAGACCAGAACTTCCGTACTTCTTATTCCACTGTTCAGAAGGAATATTAAACCAATCCTCTTCTGCTTTAGCCATTGTAGCAGTGAGTTCATCTGCATTAACTAAACCTTGTCTACCTAAGTTACTGATACCTTCACCACCAATAAACATCTCAGGGGTGAGGCTAGGAGTAGAACGAGTAACTCCTTTAAACAAACCTTGAGCCTCTAGGTTATCAATTAGCCCAGGAGCTACTTGTCTAAACAATCCAGCAACTATACTCATTTAGTATCCTGATATAAAATCGGTTGGTTCATATTCATCTTCACCGTCATCCATGAAGTAGGTCGTTACTGCCAGCTGATCAATGAATGACAGAGCATCCACTAAGTCATCCTTTACCTGGTTGGTAGGAAACATTAGAAGCTGGTCTTGGAATTCCCTCCAGTCCTCATCTTCGTTCAGTGTTACCTTACCGTGCTCGAATCGTCCTTGTAATGCCCAGACAATACGCTCAGTCTTTTGTTTACCGCCATGCGTAAGATCAGTGATATGACAGTAGGTGTTGTTAGCCCTCATCAGATCGCTTAGATAGGGCAGCACAGCGTTTCTAACTGTACCACGCTCCATCCCTACAGCGATTGGTTGGAAGTCTCTGATGTTCTTTAGAATACGCTCAGCGCACTCCTTAACATCCCACCTACCGTTCTCTATCTTCTTTACCCACCAATCACCATCATCCGTCACCTTGACCACTGCAATAGCAGATTTATCTAACTTTTGCTGGCGAGCTGCCGAATAATTGGTGTTGGTGAATCCCGCTAAGTCGATGCCAATATACCATACTCCGTTACTGGGTTCTTCGCCTTCTTTAATCCAATGTTCTTTAAACAGGTCTGTACCTGCATTATCAAACGAAGCTTCATACTCTTGCTTGAATGAGAAGCTACTTAATGTCTTTCTTGCACCCTCGATCTCTTTAGGATCAATGAGTGGGTTATCTTTGGTAGTGAAGTGCCAGCCCTTCCACTCTTCGTCTTCTTCAGAGACACCCAGGTTATACATATCGTAGAACCAGTTACGTCCTTTAGGAGTTCCGATAAAGAGAGCAGAACCCTTCTTATCTGAAAGAGCAGCCCTTAAGACCTTCTCCCAAGTGTCTGGCTTAATGTCAGCTACCTCGTCCAGAACTAAATATGTTAAGCTGACACCACGAAGTGTATCTGGTCTATCAGCACCACGAACATATATCTTAGCACCGTTAATCAAAGTGATGTCCATATTATTCACATGGCTACTCTGAATAACTTCTCTTCCTAAATCCATCAGGACATCCCAGATAATCTGTCTAGCCTGTCCTTGAGTAGGAGCGACATACATTACAGCAGACCCTTGTGGGCAACGTAGTCCCTCTACTAATAATGCTACAGCAGATAATCTTGATTTACCGCATCGTCGTCCAGCAACAATAACTTTAAACCTGGTCTTATCTTGGAATACTTCTTTCTGCCAAGGCAGTAACTCGAAACTAAGATTCATTATCTACTTCCTCGTAGTCAATAATCTCAGCGTCAATTGTTTCTACAGCTTCTACTTTAGTTTCACCTAATCCAGTAATATTAATCGTTACTGCATTACGTTGTCCTTTAGCATCTTTCTCAAATAATGATGTGGGTAATAATCTATCCATACACATCTTGAGGCAAGCTACTTGATCTTTATCGTCATCATCTAATGCCTTACGGAGTACAGTATCAATTACTTTAGTACCACTCGTTGATAATAATCTAGCTTTAAACTCTTGGATTCGTCCTGCGTCACCTACTGGTCTACCTACTTTTCCTGGCTTCTTCTTCGCCTCCACAAGTGACTTAGGTGGACGACCTCTCCTACGAGTCTGTGGTGCTAGGGCTATTACATTGGAGACATCCACCTTAATAGGAGACAGATCCTTATCATCTTGAGACATATATCCTTTACCTGCTATCGCAGAGAACAAAATAAAATAAACTTAAAGTTTGATACTAAATAGTTTACTAAGTAGTCTTAAGTAGTTTTGGTTCTTTTTGTTTTTTACCTAGTTTGCTCTTAGTCTTCTTCTTAGTACAACTATTATACCATAACTTCTTGGATTTGTCAAGCTTTATTTTACTTATCTCACTACATGATGTCTACTCCTGCGGGTCTGGTGAGACAAGCTAGCGCATGTTCCGCATTCAGCTATGTTGTCATAGCCGTAATCCTTTATCTTCTTTTAAAAGACACTCATCTGTAGTTAACATCTCTTAACATAAGTCATTGATTACATTGAACATATTGTCTTATACTATAGTTGCTTAAATATTAGGCAGTTTGCTTAATTATTAGGCAGTCTTAATTCCACTTTTTAGGTGTACTGGAGCATATATATACGCTAGAATCTGTCCCAGTCCCCCTCCCCCATGCATAAAAATATTATAAAGTCAACTAGGGAAAATACCTATTGACAAATGCTAGAGAGTATGTACGGAGTAGTGACACTATACAGCATCTTATTAGGGTAAACACCTATATACATTCACCAGGCAAACCAGTATTATCAAACCATCAACTAGAGAAAGGAATTAAAAATGACTAAAACATTTAAAGCATGGAATGGTAATCGTGAGTTAACTCGTGAGCAGTATGTTCAAGAGTGGCTTGATCAAACTATTCAAGTAGGCGCATTATTTGACGGTAAAATGGGTGACGCTACAGTACAACAATATTTTGCTTTTAGGGATTTAGTAGCACAACAGGCGGGTAATAAGTGGGATCAATCTAAGTAAGGGTTTGCCCTAGTTGACTTAATCAGTTGACTAGGGTATTATTAAACAATCAACGGAGGAAATAAAAATGGAATTAGAATTTAACTTTAAATTAAATAGATCCGAGAGACTAGCATTATTAAAAGGTTTGTGGGATCAACAGTATAAGATTAATTCAGACATTGCAGAATTAAGAAGTATTGATGCAGACTGGGCAAAAGATGAGTTAATAAAGTATGAAGATAAAAAAGCACAATTATATAAACTGCAGATTAAATTAGAGGGTTAATATTATAGTGGATATATCTAGGGTTTTACTTGACTGGTTAAAAATCCTAGAGTATATTTATTAATAACAGTGGAGGGTTTAATTATGTGGGAATTTACTATCAACGGGAAAGTATTTAAATTCAAGACATTAAAAGAAGCACGCTATATGGCACAATGGAATGAAGGCATTACGATTATTAAAAAATCAGAGAAGGTAAAAAAATGAATAACTTAGTATATATTTTATTGGAAGATGGTGAAATAATAGGGGTTTACAGTAGTGAGTCTTATGCTAGATCCGACGCTATACTGTATAATTTAAAAGACTGGTACATTTTATCTAGGGGTTATAAATGATCAAACTAAGTAAAACAAGTAAACTAGATGGGATCTTATCCTGGTCTCTCCAGGCAATAGATACTTGCCCAGGCAGTAGTGATGGTAATGGCGGGTTAGTACCAGCATGCCAGGGATGTTATGCGACGACGGGAAACTATCGCTTCGCTAATGTTAAGAAGCCTAGAGAATTCAATCGTGAAGACTGGAAACGGGATACATGGGTTATGGATATGATCCAGGCACTAGAGAATTCCAGATACTTTAGATGGTTTGATAGTGGGGATATGTACGACGCTAAACTAGCAGAAAAAATTCTCATGGTAATGACTCAAACCCAACACGTCAAGCACTGGTTGCCCACTAGAATGCATAAGTTTAGCAAGTTTAAGAATGTAATTGAGTCTATGCAGTCACTCGATAACGTAGTGGTGCGCTTCTCTAGTGATAGTGTTAACGGTGAGACCATTCAAGGGCAAACCACGAGCACTATATTTAGCGATACCGTACCAGCTGGAGCAGTAGAGTGCCAGGCATACCAGCATGAAGGCAAGTGCAATGGTTGTCGGGCATGTTATGATAAGACGGTATCAGTAATCGCTTATAAGGCGCATGGTATTAAGATGGCAAAAGTAATTAAGATTATGGCAGTTAAGGGTTAACACCTATAGACAAGTATATTTTATTTTAGTATACTTGTCTTATCAACTAAACAAGGGAGCGTAAAATGGTAAAAGGATTTGAGATATCACTCACTGAGAGACAGGCAAAATTATTGGAAGATGCATTACGAAACTACTTGACACTATTAAATGATAGTGATACAGTAGAGGGTATGAGTAGTGCTAATGTAGTACGCAATACACTAGCACAAGTAAAAGACGGATTATATAATATTACAATGGGGAAATAAAAATGTTAGTATTCAATTATGCAAGTAAGAAGGATTTAAAAGCCAGTGTTGGTAAGCCACTACGCTATATTGAGACCAGTATGTTTGGTGAAGAGTACAAAACTAATGGCATGTTAACTGGTGCAAACCGTCCGCATATCACTGGGAAGGGAAGAGAATTTTTCGCACAAGTAGTAATGAATGATGGTATAATTGCTTCAGTCAAATAAGGGAATGATCATGGATAATTATATGGCAGTGGGTTTAGCAGAAGGATTTATTGAAGCAGACTCGGAAGAGCAAGTGATAGAAGCATGGCAGTATTTACACGACACTAAACTAGGTTATCAATTGCAGGGATTTTTTGGTAGAACATTAAACCAACTATTAAATGAAGGGATCATATCATGAGCACAACTTATCCAATAATTAATATAGAATATAAAAATCGTAAGCCTAGTAAGGCAGTAATTATGCGTACACTAGCAGAGTATTTAAAGCAGGGAGGGAAAGCTTTCGAGATTACATGGGGAGAGAATACGATTGATTTATATTTTGATCCCAGGGTAGAACAATGGTATGGTAGTGGTCACATTAAAAATATTAGTGGGTGGGATATTGCTATAGAATTCAATGAGATACGAGAGCAAGCAATAGCAGAGATCAAGCAATTCAAGAAGGAACATTTTCAATTCATACATGTTGGAGGGTAATATGGAATTCAATTTAACAATTAATGTAGACAATGATGCATATCGTAGTCAGGCAGTACAGTATCAGTTGATTGATAACCTAAAGGATATCATATCTAAACTGGAGGATGCCTGGGATTATGGTACAGTCAAGGATGTTAACGGTAATTCTGTTGGTGAATGGAGCATTGACGTATGAAACAATATGATATAGTACTAAACAAGCATGAGTTAATTTTAATTCTAGATAAAGAAAAAGAGCACTGGTTTTTATTGTTCCCTAAGTACGGACAGTATGCTAGTGGTAGTTTTAATGACAACGGATTAGAACGCATTCACCATCCGATTAGAGTAGGCACAAGGCAATATGCTTTAGTGATAGATTGTAATGATGATAATACAGCGTGGGAAAGTTTTAGTTTTTGGGATGAGAAAAAACAATTGTATATTGATACAGCGCAGGGTAAAATTAATTAATCGGAGGATAGAATGGAACAGTTTAATTTTTATGTGGATAGTGTAGGGTTTAATACTTACCAGGAAGCCAGGACTTATGCGGATGAGTTACTGATTACTGAGAATAAGTATCGGTGTATCTTCACCAAGGATGAGATGGATTCAGTTAAACAATTTATTGAACAGACAAAGGATTAATCATGAGCAGATATTTAATTTATGTAGATGGTGATCTAAGTAAGATATGCGATAAACTAGGAGACCTTGTAGACAGTATGGATATTGATGAATACTTTACACTAACGGAAGACGGAGAGCCAATTGTATTTGAGCCAGGCATGGTAGGTGATCCTGATTTTTGTAATGGTCTAGCACTACGATGTGCTGGTATAACGGAGGAATAAGTTATGAGTTACTTACATAGAGCACTGGCAGGGATTCATGAAGCCAATAGAGTAGGTGGTAACAAGCTACCATGCGGGGCTGTAGAGCCTGTTGATCCTGCGGTAAGGGCTAAGTATCAAGAGCACTACGATGAAGCCGTATGGATCACGCAAGAGGCTAGGAAGAGGGGTATCACTACAGACCAGTTCATTGCTGGAGACTACAAGGATGAGTGAAGATAAATTTATTAAATATCTATTGACAATCACTGCAATATACTTTACAATACATGTGCTAATTGGTTTAGCCAGGGGAACGATATGAAATTGTATAAGATTATAGAGACAGATGGTAGTGTTATCAGGATATTTAATTACAAGGAAGAAGCAGAGAAGTTCTTATCCCTGGATCGTACCCTGAAGATACAGACAATTAAAGTATTTAAACAGAAGTTAAAAGACAATGTATACATTAAAGCGTATACAGTACTAGGAGATTCCATATTATGAGATGCTATTGCTGCGACAAAAACCTAAATGACTTTGAGTCTACCCGTAAGAGTGCTACGACTGGTGAATTCTTAGACATGTGCAACAAGTGCTATGCAACAATCAAGGATGACATATATGCAGAAGAAAGATACGACTTATTTGATGGCAATGAAGACGAATTGGAAGACGACACTTATTTGTGTGATGATATGGGGAATGGGGTTGACATATATAGCGAATAGTGTTATACTATAACTATAGAGTTATACTAAGTAGTCTTAAGTAGATTTATATATTATTGTTTTTTATATAAGTATCTTATAAGGAAGATATCATGGTATGTATTGATCACAGTTTAGACCAGGAAGAAGCACACTATCATTTTGCTTTGTCTGAGATTGTCTATTACATTTCACAATACGGAATCGATAGAGTCGTTACTGACATCTACGATATGATTGAGGTAGAAAAGAATGATGCAACACAGCAAGAACAAACAGCACTTTGGGCAGAGTATGAATCGAGAAACTGAGAGTACATTTTTAAAGCACATGCCATGTAACAACTGTGGATCTAGCGATGCTAACAGTCTGTACTCGGACGGTCACCAGTTTTGCCATGTATGCCACACTCGTATAGCAGCTCCCAGAGCGACGATGGAAGACTTAGAAGGGCTAGGTATCTACCTAGATAAACAAACTCAACAGAGAGGCTCTATGCAAGTCCTAGAGGTATTTAAAAACACAGAGGCAGTCCATGTTGCAGAGCGTGGTATTAGCAAGGCAACTATGCACTTCTTTGGTGCAGGTTCTGACGGTAAGAATTACTACTTTCCATATTGCGATGCAGCAGGAAAGACAGTAGCAGCTAAGACTCGGTCGATGACTGCGAAGGAGTTCAGCGTACAGGGTGATTGGAAGAGTGCGACCATGTTCGGGCAGAGCAAGTTCACTCCAGGTGGCAGGGCTATCACGATTACCGAGGGTGAGTTCGATGCCTTGGCAGTCTATCAATTGACTGGCTCACGATTCCCAGTGGTGTCTGTTCGTAACGGTGCGTCAGCAGCACTCAAGGATTGTCGTGCAAGTTATGAGTACCTTGATTCTTTCGAGAAGATTGTAATCTGCTTTGATAATGATGACCCTGGGCAGCAAGCAGCGAATCAAGTAGCGGAATTGTTTGGTGCGAAGGCGCACATATTCAAGTACCCTACGAAGGATCTCAAGGATGCATGCGACTACTTGTCTACGAGTAAGACGAAGGAGTTCGTGGATACATGGTGGAATGCAGAGAAGTATGTACCCGACGGGATTGTCTCAGGGTCTACACTGTGGGATCTAGTAAACCAGGCAGAGGAGAAGGCAGAAGTAATGTATCCCTACGAAGGGATCAATGATCTAACCTATGGCATTAGATTAGGTGAGCTCGTAACAGTAACAGCAGGATCAGGACTAGGTAAGTCTCAGTTCTTACGGGAGATTGTGTGGCAGATCCTCAGCAAGACAGAAGATAATATTGGTCTGATGTTCCTGGAGGAGTCAGTAAAGAAGACAGCAAAATCATTGATGGCATTGGCAGCAAACAAACCGTTACACTTACCTGATTGTGAGGCAACAGATGAAGATATCAAAGACGCTTTTGAAAGAACACTTGGTACGGATCGCTTATATTTGTTTGATCATTTTGGTAGCACTTCCGTTGATAACATTGTCAATCGTGTGCGGTTTATGGCTAGGGGCTTGGATTGCAAATATATTTTCGTTGATCATATCAGTATTATTGTAAGTGCTC